TCACATACTCATATTCAAAAATTGAGAACAAATATCGTTGATGCAATGTCAGAGTTTACAAATCTTACAAAGAATACAGAATTGCAAGATGAAAAGAAAGCTTGTTAAAATGTGAGGGAGGTCGGCGCGGTTAAGTACCGTAGTTATTCCTCAAAAAAATACTATACTTTACTCTGAAAGGCGCCTACACATCGAGGGAGTGAAGGTGCTTTTTTAATTAATTTAGCAATTAGCATAGGGGGATGGTGATATGTAGTGGTTAAATTAACACTAAAACAACAGAAGTTCGCTGATGAGTATATTATCACCGGAAACGCAAGCGAAGCGGCTAGAAAAGCAGGATATAGCAAAACATATGCGTCAACACATGTATACAAATTGCTAGAAAATGCTAGAGTCAAAGCCTATATAGACAACCGCTTAGAAGAAATCAAAAACGAAAAGGTTGCGGATCAGCAAGAAATCCTCGAATACCTCACATCAATTTTAAGAGGTGAGCAGACGGAGGAAACACTAAGGGGTGTTGGAGAAGGGGCTCAAACAATAGATGATATTGATGTATCAGCTAAGGACAGAATAAAGGCAGCTGAACTCCTAGGTAAACGCTATGCCATGTGGACCGACAAACAACAAATTGAAAATATCACTCCTGTATTTGTTGAGGATGTGCCAGAAGATGACGACTAAACAAGTAAAAATATCCCCCGCCAAGATGATTGGAAAGGGTTATAACCGATTTTGGCATAATAAACAGTTTTACAGAGTAGTTAAAGGTTCGCGTGGTAGTAAAAAGTCGAAGAATACGGCAATTAATTTTATTTATCGGTTGATGAAATATCCATGGGCAAACCTTCTTGTAATAAGGCGTTATTCGAACACTAACAAACAATCCACATATACCGATTTGAAATGGGCAACTAATAAATTAAAGGTTGCTCACCTTTTTAAATTTAATGAATCCATGCCGGAAATCACATACCTACCAACAGGTCAGAAGATACTTTTTCGCGGTCTGGATGATCCATTAAAGATTACATCGATTTCCGTTGATGTTGGAATCTTAGCATGGGTATGGGTGGAAGAAGCGTATCAAATTGAATCAGAGGACGATTTCAGAACGCTTGTAGAATCCATTCGTGGTAGTCACGACGACCCGGAGTTCTTTAAACAAATAACACTAACATTTAACCCGTGGAGTGAGCGACATTGGCTCAAACGGGTATTTTTTGACCCTAAAACAAGGGAAAAAGATGTTTTTGCTATTACGACAACTTTCCGAGTCAATGAATGGCTGGACAAAGTCGACAGGGAGCGTTATTTGGATTTATACCGTACCAATCCAAGACGTGCCAGAATCGTTTGTGATGGTGAATGGGGAGTTGCAGAAGGACTTGTATTTGAGAATTTTGAGGTGAAAGAGTTTGATGCACTCGAAAAGATTAAACAGATACAAGAAACAACACACGGCATGGACTACGGTTTCACTAATGACCCCACAACTGAAGTAAGTTCCATTGTCGACCTTCACAAAAGGGAAATCTGGATATACCAGGAACACTACGAAAAAGGCATGACAACAGATGATATCTACAAAATGTTGTCTGAAAAGGAATTATTAAAAGCTTCCATCACCGGTGATAGTGCAGAGCCTCGATTGATTAAGGAATTGGTTAGCAAAGGTGTTAGGAGGTTGCATGCATCTGTAAAGGGGAAAGACAGCGTTATGCACGGAATCAACTTCCTACAAGGATTCAAAATCTATATTCATCCATCGTGCGAGCATACGATTGAGGAATTCAACACCTACACCTTCAAGCAAGACAAAGAAGGTAAATGGTTGAATGTACCTATCGATGAAAACAACCATATTATCGATGCTCTAAGATATTCAATGGAGCGTTACCACTTAGGTAAAGGAAAAGACAAAAAAGAAAAATACAAAGCATTACAATCACTTGGATTGTAGAGGGGTGAGTACATGGCAAAGGTTAATGAATTTGAAACTGCAGAATACAAATACACCAGTAGCTATAAGAAGCGCTTCTCTGATGAAGCGAGGATACATTACAGATATTCAAGTGCTGCAGAACTAATAGAGCAACTGGATAATTTGTCTGAAATGATTAAACATCACAAGGAGCACCAACGACCAAGGCTTAAAACATTAAGAAACTACTATGAAGCTGACAATGAAACGATTTTAAGAAACAACAGACGTAGAGAAGAACATCTTGCAGATCATCGAGCGATTCATGCGTTTGGTGAGTATGTATCAAATTTCATGCAGGGATATATGGTTGGTATTCCATTAAAAACAACCTATCCAGATGAAAAAACCGATGAAACATTGCGGGATATCAATAGAACAAATGATGCAGATGAACACAATTCCGATTTAGTATTAGACCAATCGATATATGGGCGCGCTTATGAGTTGCTGTACCGGAATAAAAATGATGAAACAAGATTCGCTATCTCTGATGTGTTAGAAACATTCGTTATCTACGACGATACAGTTGAAATGAACAAAATTGCAGGCGTTAGGTACATTGATAACAAATTTAAGGAAGAAACGACCGTATATCTATACACTGCAGAGAAAATCTTCACTTTCGATATGGGAGATGACTATAAGCTTGTTTTAGTAGATGAAAAGCCAAACCCTTTTGAAGATGTACCTATCATAGAATACGAGAATAATAAATCTCGGATGGGTGACTTCGAGAGGGTTTTAAATTTAATTGATTTATATGATGAAGGTCAGTCAGATACCAGTAACTATATGTCTGATTTTAATGATGCCATGCTTAAAATTGTTGGTAATCTTGATATCGATGCTGAAGAAGCAAAGAAAATGAAAGCAAATAATATATTGATGCTTCAAACAGAACCGGACGCAGAGGGCAGGCATAGTCAGGCTGATGCGGATTATATTTACAAGAAATATGACGTTCAAGGTACAGAAGCCTACAAAGACCGTGTGAAGAATGATATTCATATGTTCACTCATACACCGAATACGGATGATGAAAACTTTGCTGGTAATCAATCTGGCGAGGCGCTGAAGTATAAATTATTTGGTTTGGAATTGAAACGATCTACAAAGGAACGATTGTTTAAAAAATCATTACGTGACCGTTACAGATTAATCAATAACATTATGAAACTAGCGAGTGAAGGGGAATTTGATGTAAATAAGATTACTATTACCTTCACACCTAATTTACCTAAGTCGTTGAAGGATGAAATTAAAGCCTTCACTGATCTTGGCGGTGAGTTATCCGATGAAACGAAATTAAGCCTGTTGTCTTTTGTTGAAAATCCGAAAGAGGAATTGGAGAAAATTAAGAAAGAGAACGCGCTTAATCGACAAAACTACGAATTTCCAGAAGAAGTGACAGAGGATGAATAATTACTGGCGTGACCGTGAGTTAGAACACATCGAACGGATGATTAAAGACGACGCTAAGTTAGCTAAACGAATAAGACAAAATCAAATACGTGCACTCGAAGAAATACAACAACAAATCGATGCTTTTTATGGGAGATACGCCAGTAGGGAAGGAATTACTATGGCAGAAGCCCGAAAAAGAGCAACCAAATTGGATATGGAGAAATATGCAAAGAAAGCTAAACGATATGTGAAGGAACGAAATTTTACTAGGCGAGCGAATGAGGAAATGCGTATATATAACCTCACGATGAAAGTTAATCGGTTAGAGTTATTAAAACTCAATATCGAGCTAGAATTGATTGCTGCAATAAGCGATGAGGAAAGAACGCTTTTCCAAGCACTAACAGAAAATGCGAGGGCTGAATATGAAAGGCAAGCAGGCATTCTAGGTGCTACCATTCAGGCCAACGAAAAAAGCATTGCTACTATCGTTAATGCATCCTTTTTAACAGCTACATGGTCCGATAGACTGTGGGATAATCAAGATGCTTTACGTAGTGAATTGGACAGGCTTCTTAATCGAGGAATTGTTCAGGGGATTAATCCAAGACAATTAGCAAGAGAATTGAGGAAGAAATTCAATACAAGCATTAGTAATTCAGAAAGACTACTAAGAACAGAGTTAGCTAGAGTGCAAACGGATGTTCAAAAAGATTGCTTAGAACAAGCGGGTTTTGATTCGTATGAATATATTGCAGAATCAGATGCATGTCCAATCTGCAGTGCGTTAGATGGGAAGGTATTTAAGTTATCTAAAGCGCAAGCAGGAGTTAACTCTGTACCGATGCATCCGAATTGCAGATGCAGTACTGCAGCTTATATGAGCCGTGAGGAATGGGATGCTAATTTAAGAGCTAGAGGATTGTAAAAAGGTGGTGTTACCTTGAAAGTCATTAATTTTGATGAAAAGCTAGCTGAAAAGAAAAAGGATGTTAAACCAGAAGTGTTGATTTCACACTTATATGATGCAATCAAAGATGGAAAAGTTGAATCGGTGCTATATGTGACCAAAAATAAAGATGGTACTATCAATTTGGGATTCAGTACGATGGAACAATCCCAGGTAATAGGTTACTTAGAGATTGGAAAGCGAATCATGCTCGACTCGATGTATGAAGAATAGGAGGTGGTCCAATATCTCCCGCCCTGGGTTACAGGCAATGGAATCCTGCAATTGAAGCATAGTGGGCAGGGCGCACATCGTATTGATATGGTTGCCGATGTGCCATTAAGACATAAAAATCAATCGTACAAGGACTTTACAAACAATCACATAGATTCATACACAAACAGCGTCAAAGGGCTTAAACAGCGTTTTGGGGCTTTTTGTCGTGTCTCTATTGATCGGGAATAAGGTGTTTGTGGGATGAGGAGGAAAAACGATGACTATTGAAAACAAAAATAGATTTTTACCATTTGACTTGCAGTTCTTTGCGGATGGTGGTGAAGGTGGAAACGATCAAGAAGGCGGTCAAGATGAAGCTGAAAAACTTGAACTAACAGCCGAAGAACTTCAAAAGAAAATTGAAGCTGAATCAGATCGTAAGCTTGCTAAAGCTCTTGAAAAGAAACAAAAAGAGTGGGAAGAAAAACAGAATGAAGCTATTCAAAAGGCTTTGGAGGAAAAAGAGCGTTTATCTAAGCTATCTGAAAAGGAACGCAAAGAAGAAGAGATTTCCAAGCGTGAAAAGGAGTTAGCTGATAGATTAGCAGAGATTGAGCGTAAAGAGTTAAAGGCTGACGCTGTAACTGATTTAACTGGTAAGGGATTACCTGCTAACTTTGCTGATTTCTTACTAGCTGAAAACGCTGAAAAGACACTTGAAAACATTAATAATTTCAAAACTGCATTTGATGAAGCAGTCAATGCGGCAGTAAAAGAAAAGTTACGTCAAGACCCACCTAAAGACAGTGTGGGCGGTGGGGGTAAAACTACACCAAATTATAAAGAACTAGCACAAGAAGCTAGATTAATAAAATAATAAATTTTCGGAGGTAAACAAATATGCCAACTTTTAATCCAGATAACGTATTATTGCAGGATGCTAAAACAGGTGCTATTCCAGAAGAACAAGGAACACTTGTTGTAAAAGAAGTAATGAACAACTCGGTAATGATGCAACTTGCGCAATACGAGGAAATGACTAAGCAGAAAAAGACTTTCCAATACCTAGCAGAAGGTGTAGGAGCTTACTGGGTGGGTGAAGGTGAAGTCATCCAAACTTCTAAACCACAATGGTTAACAGCTACGATGGAAGCGAAGAAACTAGGGGTAATTATTCCAGTTTCCCGTGAGTTCTTGCAGTATACAGTAACTAACTTCTTTAACGAAGTGCGTCCGTTGATTGCTGAAGCGTTTTATAAGAAGTTTGATGAAGCTACAATCTTAGGTGTAGACAACCCATTCACTCAATCCATCCAAGGTTCTATTGAAACTGCGGAGCATGTTGTAAATGGTGATATTAACGGAGATACTTTCTTCGAGTTAACTGACCTAATTAACGATTCAGGATTCGATGTGAATGCTTTTGTTTCTAAGAAAAATAACCGTTCACTATTACGTCGTATCGTAGATGGATTTAAGCAAGAAGATGGAACGATTACGGATCCCGTTCGTCTGTATAACCGTAGCAATAACACGCTAGATGGTTCACCTGTTGTAGATATTGATTCTACTCACATGAAGAAGGGTGAATTGTTCGGTGGTAACTTTGATTATGTACGCTATGGTATTCCGTATAACCTAAACTACAGCATTTCAGAAGAAGCTCAATTATCTTCTATTGTGGATGAGAATGGCGACCCAATTAACCTATGGGAGCGTGAATTGATGGCAATTCGTGCGACTATGGATATTGGCTTTATGGTTCTAAAAGATGATGCATTCGCTAAGATTGAGCCAGGTGGTACTGATGGCGGCGGAGGTGTTGAAGGATAATGACTACTTTTGAAGCTAAGGTAACGCAAGATATCCCAGCCAATCGTTTGATTGGCTTGGGTGGTGTTAACACTGAGGGAGATCCGGAAGAAGGTTGGAATACTGTATATTTAATTTTATCTAAAAAGGGTTGGATTCCGGACTTGGTTTCAACATCTGACTTGGAAAAAGACAGTGTTGTAAATGTAACAATTAAGAACAGTCCTGTATGGAAGGTAGAATCATCCGAAGATTTACCTGCAGGAACACTCGTTCAATGTGATGATGATGGTCGAGTTAAGCATTATCGTCCAGAAGACGGAAACCACTTTGGATTTACGACTCATTCTGTAAAAGCAGGAGAGGTTGTTCAAATTGTGCGTAAATATGGTCAAATGCCACAAAACCAAGTAGGAGCTGCTTCTTTTAATGCAGAAGAATTTGAACAAACAGAAAATGATGACGACAATCAAGTGGCAGACAGTGAATTCCCTAAACACACTGGTGGAGGATATTACGAATTATCAAACGGTGAAAAAGTAAAAGGTAAGGATGCAGCTATTGAAGCAGAGAAAGCCTTGCAAGAATGAGGTGTAATCCATGGCTGAAACTAGCAGTATTTTAGGTCGTGTAAAAACCTTACTCGATATTCAGGATGATTTGCAGGATAATTCAATCAATATCATTATTGGGAATGTAACTAGTCATTTACAAGCTCTGTTGGGAAAAGAAGTTCCAGCGGAGCTTAACTTTATTATCGAAGAAATCACCATTCGCCGATATAACCGCATTGGAACAGAAGGGATGAAATCCGAAGTAGTCGAAGGACATCACGTCACGTTCTATGACTTGAAGGATGAATTTGTACCCTACGAATCAATTATTGCAGCACATAAGGACCCACCCCAAAAGCCTGGAAGAGGGCGAGTGATGTTTATATGAGATTTGATAAGCGCATAACGTTTGTTGAAGAAACTGAATCTCGTTATGATCCTGTTCATGGTGAGTATGTCGAAGGTGAGCCAATCAAAACAACCAAACCTTGTAATCTATCAAGATTAGGTATAGAACGAACGAATGAGCTGTTTGGGGAGATTGATAAGGTAATTACAGTCGCAAGGCTACAACGTCCTTACAATGGCAAAATAGACTATATTTTGATTGACGAACAAAAATACAACGTGAAGCGCCAATCCGATTACCGGAAAGGCGTTTTTTATTTGGAAGGAGTTGCTTCCAATAGCTAAAGGTAATTTTTCAGTAACCGGAACTGTTGATTTGATTAATGGCTTAAAAAAACGGGCTACCTTAGACGATGTGAAAAATACTGTGAAGTTAAATGGCTCTGAAATGCAACGCAAAATGCAGAGGGATGCTCCGGTTGACACAGGATTTTTAAAACGTAGTATAACTCTAACAACAGAGGAAAATGGTTTTACTGCGCATGTTGGAACAGTTGCTCATTACGCACCGTATCTTGTGTATGGTACGCGTTTTATGTATGCGCAAGATTTTTTCAGACCGAACTATTACAAGCAACGAGAACAATTCAAAAAAGACTTGGAACGTTTAATGAGGTGATGTAATGCCCACAAGTTTAAAATCACCACAACAACAAATATACGATGCAGTTTTTCTAATTTCTACAAACTTAGGATATGCGACATTTGATTATCTACCTGCTAATCAAGTTGCATATCCTTTTGTTTTTGTCGGAGAACAATCTGATCAAGATTTACGTACGAAATCCGGTTTATATGGGAATGTACAGCAGACTATCCACATCTACCATTCATATAGAAGAAGACGTGAGTTAACTAATATGATGAACGCCTTGAAATTAGAGTGCAGGAAATTGAAAAGGACAGAGAACTTTTATGTCGTATGCAAAAATATCAATGGTCAAGTGATGTTAGATAACTCAACAAGTGAACCGATATTACACGGAATTATAGAAATTGAATTTACATTTCATTAGGAGGTTTTATCATGGCAGAAATGCTACAAGGAAAGAATAAAATATTACTTTTCCGTAAGTTGTCAGAACAAACAACAGAAGCAGCGAAACTAGCTTTTCAAACGGAGCATACATTTTCTTATTCTCGTTCATTAGACCGTATCGTTACAAAAGACGGGACAATCATCAAGGTTGGCGAACTGGAATCAGAAGTAAGTATTGAGGCAATCCAATCTAAGGATGACCCGGTAAGGAAAATGCTCCGTGATGCAGTATTGACAGGAGAAAAACTGGAACTATGGGAAGTAACCGTGGATGAAGAATTAAAAACTGATGAAGGTAAGTATCCAGCAGTCTATGCACAAGGATATTTAGATAGTTGGGAAGATACTTCAGGCGCTGAGGATGAATCAACAGTATCAGGAAACTTCATGGTTGAATTAGAACCACAATTTGGAGAAGCAACTCTTACAGCGGAGCAGGAAGAAGCTGTTCAATACGCGTTCAAAGATACTACATCTGTACCAGAGGGAGCTTAAAAGAGGGGATTATCCCTCTTTTTTTATTCTCTTAATAATCGAAAGGTGGAATTTTTGTGAACTTAACAATCGGAGGAAAAGAATATCAGCTTGAATTTGGTTTAGGTTTTATCCGTGAACTAGACAAGGCATACACAATCAAAGCGGATGGAATGGAGTTTGGTATGGGGGTTGAGTCCGCGGTATCTTATTTAGCTATGGAAAACCCAACTGTCCTATTTGAAATTATCAAAGCAGGTACAAGCCATCTGAAAAGTAAACCATCAAACGTTGATATTGAATTATTTTTAGTTGAACATGCCGAAAAAGGAACACTTGAAAATCTATTTAAGGATGTTCAGGAGGCAATGGCAGAAGCGCCTTTTTTGAAACTGAAGATCAAGAGGTTCAAGGAAGAAACAGC